GTATTAGAGAACTTTGGCAGTAAAATATTTAAGACTTTCCTAGACTTCGCTGAGTCTGTTTTACCCACCGTTATTACTACAGGTGGTGCAATGTTTGACATGTTTAAGATGGGTTTTGTTGGACTCCAATCAATAGTTGAGGCAGTATTTGGGTTTATTGGAAGTGCTTGGCTTGGTCTTGCTGGTGACGTTATGGGTGAAGGTAATTGGATTGATCAAATGACTGTAGCTATATCAGTTGTTGCTCAGACATGGCCGGAGATATTAAAAAACGCCTTTCTTAGCATAGCGTCAATTATATCCTCTGTTGCCTCGCATATATCTAATGATATTATGAGCACTGTCGACACAGCTAAAATTGCAGGACTAAAAGCTTTGGCGTTTACTGGTGCAATAGATGAAGGCCAATTAAACAAAGGCTTAGCTCAGATACAGAGTGAAAAACAGCAACGAGCAAATGAAGGGAACTTCTTTGATACAGTTACTGAAAAACTAGAGAAAGCAATAGAAGAAAATAGCAAGGTTATTCAAAGTGCAGCAGATGAGGCAAGCGCGAAACAATTCGAAAATGAGCAATTTGTAAAAGGCCTTTTTGATCGTATTAGAGAGAGCATGAAAGTAGATAGGAAGGAGAAAGAGCAGAAAGATAACGAAGATGATATCAACGGCGGCGGAACCAATGGTATTAAAGAAGAACTAAATAAGCTTATAACTGCCAGTGAAGCAGGCACAAAGCAATCTGTTGACCTACTCAATTCTAGGGCCTTAAAAGGTCAAGATGTCAATAAAGGTATACTTGGCGAAAATAAAAAACAAACAACACTACTAGAAAAGATGCTAAAGGATAGGGGCTTAAACCTTCCAGTAGCACAAGGATTATAATGGCGACTTTAGAAGGCAGGAACGATAGAGAGGGAACAGTAACAAACTCAGGAGGAGTCATAACCGCTCAAGACTTTTACTTGCTTACTATGGATGCCCCTTCCAACCACCAACAAGCGTTTAATATGCTTCAGTTGTTAGGGGATCAGCCTAGCACTCCGGTTAATGTTGGCAATTTCCATCCAGATATTAAAGGCCTCAGAGTGGTATCGCAAGGTGTTGACCACAAGTCTGGCGACGACACCACTTTATTTAACGTTACTATCAACTACAGTAATAGCCTCGCTTTATCTCAACAGGGTAACTCAGAGGACCCGCTTGATGTCCCAACAAAGTATACATATGATCAGGTTGACGAACTCCTAGCCGTCGAGCTTGACCCAATAACCGGAAAGAGAATTGTTAATAGTGCAGGACGTCCATTTAGTGCGATTACTGAAAACTTCCCATTGACACGTATAATTATTGAACGGAATGAGAAGACTTTTAACAATGATGATGCTGGCTTCTACCGAAACACAATGAATGACGGCCCTGTTACAATAAACGGGGATAACTTCTTACACAATACCGTAAAGATTGAGAGGATTACAGGCTCCCCACAAACTGACAGTAGTGGTGTTGTTTATTATAAAGTTATATATTCTGTATTAATTAAGGATTCAGATTGGAGACGTTTAGTTATTGATCGTGGAACAGTTGATAAGGACGGCAAGCCACCAGCCCGTAATGTAAGGCTAGACTCTGAAGGTGCTGGCTTATTGGATGGAGCGGGTAATTTTCAGACCGCAGATTATGACGATGAAGTTGTTGAAGAGATTTTATTTAGTACACTACGTGAAGAAAATTACGGGCCGCTTAGATTATGACATTTGGATTACTACAAGCACAAATTGACCGAATAGCCCGATCACTACGCATAACTGAAACAAGAATCTCTTCAAGTGGTAAAATGGGCGCACAACCTAATGTGCCTATATACTCTGAAGTTATAGAGGTTATATCTGATACTGGAAGCCATGAGGGAAAGGCCAAGCAAGTATACTATGACTTAGACACTAGTGCATGGGTCGATGCCGCTAATGGGTGGACTTTTGATGAGGATGATACAGATTCACCAACGGCACAAACAAACATTTACTCTGATGCTGAGCTAGAGGTTGGCGACATTGGTGAGGTTGTTGATTTTCAAGATAACACAGAACGCGAGAGATGGTATTTTAAAAAGGCTGTCGCGGGTGGCGCTCAACGTCCTATCATAAAGACCGCTGGAACTTTAGCATTTGGCGCTACGCTTGAAAGCATTATAAGCCAAACTATTAAAAATGAATTCACAGAAGCTCAGCAATTTCTAGCTTACTACCCTTGGGGAACTACTATCGCCCTACCAGACAACTATGTATTTACTGCCGATGTTGACTCATCAGGCGCTTACTATACTGAAGTTTTTCCTCAAGATATATATGTTAAGCCGCTTGAGTCATACCCCGCTGCCGCTGGTTTTGATGACTTCCAGATATACGCAGGCGCTACAGATACAAGTACACTTCTTTTTGATTCTACAATATCCAATCCTAACGGCTTTAAATTGATACTTGCTGATTTTGATTTTGCTAACGCTTCACAAGCTGAAAAAGATTATTACGAAGGGATTATGTTTCCTGTATCCTTTTCTGTTGAAGATCAAGACTTCTACTTTATCTCTCCAGTTATAGGAGACTAATATGGCCGCTTCTCCACTCGCTCAAATAGATTGGAATAATCTTGATGGTGCCGATTCAAATACTGTTATGAACCTATTGCAACGTGCCTTTAATGAGAGGTTAGTCGTTGCTAGAATAAACACAAGTACCGCCGCAGAGAATACTGAGTTCTTTCCATTCCCTGATGATAATCCAACCAACTCCGCAAGGTGGGGTAATACTGCTTCACTTTGGCGTTGGACTAACTGGCCGCAATTTGAAGCAACGCAAATCATGGATGATCTATGTCGAAACTATGCAGATATGACTTATATAAATGCAAATATAAATACGGTTATTCCTTTGCTTGGTGGGTTCAATGATGAAGACAATCTAAATCTAACCCCTACTAAAGTTTTTAACTATATTGGAATAGCCGATTGGCCGCGAGTCAGAAATCCCAATAAGACAGAATTAAAACAATGGTATGATATACTAAAGCTATTAACACATGTTTATATGGCCGATACTAGAGCAGGGGGAAGTGGTGGTAGCATTGGTGGCTCACTTATAGATAATGAGTACTCAGGTATATATGACACTGGATTTTTAAGTCCTAGTGACAGACAATACTTTGTAAGTGGAACCCCAGACCTAGGGGATTTAGCAACAGATTGGGCTTCCCTATATGGTGGGCCCACAGCAAAAACATCATACATTGGTCAATCTGACCCTTTATTAGATGTAGTTTATGACAATTCATCAAGCTATAGTATCACAGCCTTGAGATGGTACGTAACAATAAACAATCAAGATTTGACTGACACAGGATATACAAGAGAGCCGCTTGAGTCCAAATGCTGGGGACAATGGGATATCCGTATAGATAATAGAGGAGGATTTGAGCCTCCAGATCCAGTAGCTACAGCAGCATACTTGGCCGCTGAGAACTTAGTTGATTTAAAATTAATAGACTTTGGAGCTTCGTCTGTGAGGACATCGGCGACCGTAGAGCTTCAATCTACTGACAGCGCCCCAACGCTACCGGACCATAACGATAAAATAAGCTTTAGGAATAATAAAATATTGCGATTCTTTGATAACTGGAATGACCCCACAGGCGCTACAGGCTTCCAATTCTACACGCCCTAAGACTTTCTTGCGCTTTTGCTAATCAAATGCTATTTTAAATATAAAACTAAGGATAAATAATGGATACCCCGCAGTATACATCTGATATTATAATAGGTGGTGCAGACCAGACAACTTTTTTTAGTGGCGCTTTTCCTGCCCCTACAAGCTCTCAAAATGACGGTATTATAACAAGGCAGTCAGGTGAGTTAGTTCTTACCTGTTACCAGTCAGACGGAGTGACGCCTTTTGATTTAACTAGCTTGGATTCACTTGACGCTAAAATAGTGCCGTGGAATACTCAGGTTGTACCTATTGTTTTAGGTGCAGGAGTAATATCAGGTGCTGGAAATAATGTCTACACTGTTAGCTGGACTGCTGATACAATACCTTCTTCATGGAGTTCATATGCATCAGACAGAGAGGGCGCTATAGTTCTATTTGTTGCTTTTGAAGAGACCGCCGCTGAAGACTTTTTCCAAACTTATACAAGATTTAATGTCAATGATGGCAATTTTGCGGGTGATGGACAAACTACGCCAAGTATTGAGTTTAGTTATGAGTGGAATGATGCAAACTCTTCTGACTGGACTAAATACGGTCAAGGCACACCAACTAATTTAGGTGACGCTGTAACCACTCTAGCACAAGCCGGAAAGACTGATTGGGGTATTGTAATAAATCAAACAGAAGTAACAGCGCCTGTGTCTCCAACTAACGGCGACACCTATGTTATTGCTGGTATTGGTGGCGATTGGTCAGGTTTCACAATTGATGATATAGCTCGATGGAATGGAACCATATGGACTAATAAAACTCCAGTTGACGGTGATGAGATATTCAATGCCGCATTAAGCGCTAGATACCGCTATGACGGTGCCGCTTGGGCTATCGCATCATCTGGTGGAGATGTTACAGGCCCTGCCGTTGCTGTTGACGACAACCTTTGTACATTCGACTCAACAACCGGAAAACTAATACAAGACTCAGGCGTTAATATATCCGCAGTTAATGACAATACTGCTAAAGTAACCAACGCCATGCACACGGGCGATGTCACAGGAGATTCAGCACTTACTATTGAGAGTGTAGCGATCACCGGACAAACTACAGTTACCGCGGCTAGTGGCGACTTTATAATGATATCAGACACAAGTGACAGCGGCGACTTAAAGAAAGTAGATGCCCTTGACTTCCTTAGTGGTGGTGGAGGTGGCGCAGGTATTGCCGCTAACTGGACATTCAGTACTGACACTACAGCAACTGACCCAACGGCAGGAGGCATAAAATACAATAACGCTACTCCTGCAAGTGTTACCGCTATTTATGTAAATACCGCCGCTAATAACACCGCTAACTTCGAGGCCTTAATAAGTGCTCTTGGAAGTGGTGATACTCTTTACTTACAGCAACTAGACGACGATGCAGACTTTATTGTATTCAACGTCACAAGCTCTGTGGATAATACTGGATGGTACACAATAAACGGTACTATCGCTGACTCTGGCACACTTCCAGCTAATGCTTCCGATGTTGGAGTTAACTTCTCTTATACCTCTGGCGGCGCTGGTGCGAGCGTTACTAGTGTATTTGGCCGAACTGGTGCGGTTATGGCCGCAGCAAGCGACTATGACGCTTCACAGGTAGATAATGATTCTGGTGTAGTTGGTGCATTTGTTAGTAATGCTCTTGATACTTTAGACACTGCTAGCGATCCCGCAACTATAGCCGCTGGCACCGACAATAACCAAACCGGAACAACTTACACTTTAGTTCTCACCGACGCAGATAATAAAACTGTATGGATGAATAACGCTTCTGCTAACACTCTTACAGTGCCGACTAACGCAAGTGTTGCTTTCCCTGTAGGTACTAAGATTAATGTTATGATGGAAGGCGCAGGAACGACCACTATAGATGGTGACACGGGCGTGACAGTTAACGGCGTATCTGGTGGCGCTGTAGCAATCAACACACAAAATCAAGGCGCTACACTGACTAAGCGAGCAACTGACACTTGGATAGTTACGGGTGACATCGGAACAAGCGGCGAGGCTTTTAACGGGTTCAAAGAAAACCTTATCATCGACGGTCAGTTTAACCACTGGGATGCAGGCGCGGGGCCTTTTACAATAAATAATGCTTACACGGCCACTATGTGGAGCTTAATACTAGGTGGTGGCTCACCAAGTGTATCAAGATTCACATTTACAGAAGGACAAACAGACGTGCCATACAATCCTAAATACGGCATCAGTTTAGCAGGAGTAAGCGGATCGCCTTATATAAATACAAAGTTAGGAAAATTACATGAGACATCAGGTCTTACAGTTAATATAAGCGCTTACCTCAAGGCTGATGTATCAATGAGTGGTACTAATTTCCAAATACAACAAAATTTTGGCTCCGGAGGATCGAGCTCAGTAAATACAAATTCAGCAGCTTTTACAGTAGGTACATCATGGACTAAATACGAGGGTGTTATTACTATTCCGTCAATATCAAGCAAAACAATAGGGGGTAACTCATTTATACGATTAGCGATATTATCTAGCGATATTTCACTTGGAACTCTTGAAATATCAAATATTGCAATGGTCTACGGCTCTGTAGCCTACGACCAGCCTTTCCCAACTCCAGCCGAAGAGCGCCACCGAATTGATGAGTATTATCAGATTATTGGTGATTATGATGAAGGTGTGGCAGGTGCTGATTTACTGCAAATGTATCCAACTCAGGCAGGAACACCAGCAACAGTTAGGGAATCAACTATACCACTAAGAAGAAAAATGAGAGCAGTGCCAACAGTCACACTTGGAACTCCTAGCGCTGGCACACTTGACTCTTCGACTGCTACCACTACGGCGGTAATAGTGACGGGCACCGCTTCTGGTATATCAGCTGATCAAAAATTTGACTACATAGAATTAGATGCGAGGCTATAAAAATGAAATACAAATACTCAAATGAAGCACACACAGCCTTTAATGTTTTTGTTGATGGCAGCTTAAAAAAGGCCTACCCAAGAGTCACCGAAGGGATTCTCGAGCGTGAAGGAATCACCCTTGACGACATCGAGCCATACATTGAGCCTATTATAAACTACGATACAGCACACAAAGCAGCTTGCATGGCTTATCAAAAGTCGAAGATTGACGATAATCTATTTCCGGCCATGATGGCCATTAAAGGAGTCGCTGAAATTACGGGCATTATCGGAGATAAAGCGGCGGCGAATCTAGCATGGCTAAAAAAGCTATGGGATGATAAAGACGTGCGGGTAACAGCCGAAAGCGATAATTATGATTACTCAAACCACGGGAATAAACCCCACGGCTGGAAAGAGATAGAAGCCGAAGCTACAGGGGGTGAATAATGAGTATGCTTTTAAGGCGTGGGGTTATGTCAAGCGGTAGAGGTTTATTTGATGCTAACACTGCCAACCTTGATGGGTCTACTATGTGGTTTGATGCTGGTAATCCTGCGGCGCTACAAATAACCGGAAATCAAACAATAGCCATAGACTATAAGTTTGATGTTCTCCCTGCATCCTCTGAGGCTATAGCGTCTAGATATGACAATACAGCAACGGGCCGCTCTTGGCAATTAGTTTATACATCTGGAACAAATCAGATTAGATTTGATGCTTTTGATGATGGGACTTCGACAGTTGGGGCGCAAGTTTTTGCTTCTCCCCCTGTTGGTGGACAATGGCACTCACTTGTTGTAGTGTATAACGGGGTTGATCTAAGATTGTATATAGATAACGTATTAACTGACACTACTGCATATACGGGAGGTTTCTTTAATAGTGGGTCAGATGTTTTTATAGGCGCAAGAGCTAGAACAGATATAGCACCAGACCTCCAAATGGATGGATCGGTAGCACTACCTAGGATATGGAATAGTGATCTATCAGCTTCACAAGTCTCACAGCTTTATGATGGAGATAAAACAATATGTACTAATTCTCTACCCGCATCATTAAAGACCGATTTAGTATATGCACCTAGGCTAGCAAACTGGGGAGGTAATGCAGGAGATGAACTGGTAGACCAAAGCACAAGCGGAATAACGACATCAAATATTGGCTCAATACCTTATAACGGCACGGGTTTAACAATTAGGTGCACATGATGAATAAAACTTTAGTAAAAGATTACGATTATGTAGATATAGACCACAAATACTACAAGTATAAGCTGTGTATCGAGCAATCTGCTATGACTGATATTACCGGTTTTGAGATCGACCACGATTATTTTATTTTAGATACAAACGGCATTTTAGTAATTCGCCGTGACTATTGTTGGAATGGCTCTAGTGGCCCAACATGGGATACTGACAGCACAATGAGAGCTAGTCTATTTCATGATGCGTTATACCAGATGATGCGCGAAAAGCTTATATCGTTTGACTGGCGCTACATATCGGACAAAGTGTATCACCGTATATGCATAGAGGATGGTATGTGGCGTTGGCGCGCGTGGTGCCATTATAAGGCGGTTAGGATATTTGGGGCAAGCAGCGCACGGCCAGCTAACTAGTGGTATTATAATTTTATCACATTATTGTAATAGTATAAAAAGTATTAATTGATTGTAATAGAGAAAATATAGGCGTACATATATGAAGGAATATTTATCAGAGCTAGTCTGCATTATACTGGGTTTATTTATACCAGTGTTTTGGGGCTTAATTAAAACACATTTTAGAAGTAAGCAAAATGCTACGGATATACCAGAAATGAAAGAATCTATTACCCTCCTCAAAGAAAAACAAAACGAGGGTGAAAAAAATATTGCCCTACTAAAACAGCATGTTGAGACGATTGATAAGAAGTTTGATAAGATGGATTGCAAGATTGATAGCATAATAACCATGCTAACTAAATGAAGTATCTTATACTCTGTTCACTTTTATTTTTAACATCTTGTGTTCAACTACAAGTCCCTATAGCTTCTACCGTTGTTAACGTAACAGTTATAAAAACTCAAGCCCTTACAGAAGACTCTGAGCTATCCGGTGCGGATATCAAAGAACTAATGAAGGACTTGAATCAAAAGGCTGGCGATGTTACAGCGCCGTTAACACCTTAATCTACTTCATGTATAGTTTTTCCCTTCTTCCATGATTCAATTACACTCTTAGCCTCATCTAATGTCTTGTATGGGAATGTAGGTATTTGGTAAATAAGAAGAAATGGCTTTCCGTTCTCATCTGCTATCCTCCACTTCTCTACTTTGGTTTTTGTGAAGAGGCCTGTTGTAAATTCCGTAAGAACCTCTATTTGAAATCCTTTATGTGATTCAACTACCCTATATTTCATTACCCCCCCTCAATATCATGTTTACGCATAAATGGCACATCCTCATCTAATCCCTGATCAAGATTCTGCACTGGCGCTTGGTTCTGCACTGGCGCTTGATACGCTGGCGGCGGTGCCCCTTGTTGGCTTCCTGCATTACTGATGCGCCATGCTTGAAGCGTGTTAAAGTATCTAACCTCACCTTGAGGACTTGTCCACTTCCTACCCTTCAAGTTATAACTAACCTCTACCTGCATTCCGACTTGATAGTTATTTAAGATATCGCATTTATCTTGTATAACCTCAAACTGTACCGACTCTGGATAATCACCCTCAAGCGACACAACAAACTCACGTTTCTTAAATGTTGCGCTGATCTGCTGTGTATCTTTAATTAACTCTATATTACCTTTTGCGATTAAATTACTCATGATGCTACTCCTGTTATTTCTTTAATATATTCTCTACATAACTCAACTCTCGCTACAATTCGCTGTATAACGCTTTCATCGTAAGTAAAGTCAAATCTCTTTATTCTCTTATCCATCGGTATTTTATCATAACTATGATTAGCTACCACTCTATCAAAAACCTTATTAGCCTGTTCTGTATCTAACCCATAACTCTTCCTATTTATCTCTTTTTCTACTATATCAGCTGGTGTATTTACAAGCACATAACACAAAGCATAATTCTTAACCTTCCACAAATCCAAGTAAATCTGGCCCTGATAAAAGTAATCATCATTAACGCGCAACTCAGCCTTAAATAATGGGAATGTAAAGCAGTCAAAACTACACTTTGAGTCAACTATCAAATCTATTTCATCAATGTATAAGTCACACTCTCCAGTCATGTGCTCATTTTCTAGCCGATCTGTATTCTTCCCATAACCAAAAGGTAGGCTATAATGGTCCATGATCATATTTAAAGCTTCTTCTTCACACTGATTACCCTTATCCAGATACTTACTCGAAATATCTTTTCGACGGCCATACACCTGCTCTTTTATCCACTCCTTAATATAAGTCTTAGCGCCTTCCGGTAACTTATCTGACGGCTTAGCGCTCTGACTCTTCTTGTACTTCTCCTGTAGTTTTGTTAATTTATCCTCTTGCGGTGTTGTCAGTGGAGTTGTTTTATTCTCAAGCTTCTGCATCTCTGCAATCTGCTTATCCGTTATAGTCTTCAAACTGCCCATGATCTTGCCACAGGCTGAAGCTCGTATTTTGAATTTAGGTAGATTCATTATTTCACCATCGGCAAATCTTTGAATCTCTTATCAACATAAGGCGCGTTCCACCAGTATGTATTTTTAAGCTTCTCTTGAACAAGCCACCTATTATAATCAAGAACTTTAATTGATAGAGTTGCCAACTCCTCATCAGTAACATCAGTGCTCCTTATTCGTATTAACTCATCTTGTAGTGTTTTATTTTCTAATTTAGCTTCATTATAATCAATCTCAGAGAACATTAACCTACAAGTTAATGTGAAAAAAGTAATAAAGCACAATGCTGATGTCAAGTAAGACACACAAAACAAAGTAAAATTCTCCATTCTATCAAATTCTCTAATCCCAATAAACCCACAAGTCACACAAATAACCAAACTTATTATTATCAACATCATCTTACAATACTCCTTCTACTTTTCGTTTATATTCTTCGCTACAATCCTTGAACACGCCGCCACTCTGCCAGCTCATGGCTAACTGCTTTAGCGTTGGCTCCCTGCCGACTTTCTTAACATACCGATCACGCTGGTACTGCAAGAAGATAGTACACATTCTACGAGACTTGTTAATATCCCATCGATCATTGAGGTCAAAGATTCCGTCAGCGCCTTTCATCTCTAGAATCCGATTAACCTCCTTAACCATAATCGGCCTTATCTGCAATATTCCCACAGCGTCCTCAGAGTAATTATGCGCTCTTTGATGGCCGCCTGACTCGATGGATATGAGCGCTGTTATTATCATTGTGAAAGATATCATTTGAGTTCATCCAAGCACTTCTGTACTATTACCCGCTTGAGTTTTCCAACTTCTTCGCACCTATTATCTAGAGCCAATTCCACTTGTCTAATCTCATCACGTAACTCTTGATTTCTAGCCTCTAGCTGATTGATTGTATCCTCTTGCCCTCTAACAAGATCCATTAATTGTGCTTTTGTCATCTACTTTATCTCCTGTATACCTTTTTTAACGCCTTCAAAATAACACCCTAGCACATCATTTAAGCTTGTAGCGTTATATTGCCTGCACACGTCGTTAACCTGCTTAAGCGTCTTAACTGCTGGGTTAGCTTTACCGACTGCTGTTAGCTCTGCGATCTGCTCCTTAGTTAGCTTCTGCTGTTGTTGCGGTTGCGTAAATTGCGGCTGTTGTAGTGGCGGCATAGTATCAGCGTCTTTTGTATCATCGATAGCAAACAAGCCATTAAGAGCGTACTTTCTGGCGTAACTGCTAGCCGCACCAGTTATCTGCGCCGGATCCATGCCCTTCTTTGTTTCGGCTTCGCAAGCGCTAGCACTAACCGATACAGTCTTATCATCTGGACCTATAAATGTAGCGGTTGCTTTAACATAGTTTCTATTCCCAATGTTAATAATTTCATCGGACAATAAAAGTATACAATTCTCTGACTTAAGCAATGGCTTAACCGCCTCAAGTATATCCTCACAGCTCCTGTAGTTATACTTGCCAAAGTTATTTCTTTGTGATTTAGGCGCTTTTAGATTCGCCTGTATATTAATTAGTTCTTTCATTTCTTACTCCTCATTCTCATTCTCATTTACTGCCGCATCTATACCTTCCTCAATACCGGATATAAGTTTACCACAATTCCACCTATCAATACTACCTATTGAGTACCCTATAGAGTTTCCAATATCCCTGTAATTAGTCCACGGTAGACACTTAACACTTAGAATTGACTTGCTTACATCTTCACTTAATTTATATAACTCTTGCTCTGTCATCTCTTACTCCTTATTCTCTTTCATTCCATCCCGACCGCATTTAACACAAACTATCTGCGTCGGGTTTTCATTATCAATATTACCGTCATCATCAAGACAGCGGTACTCATGCTTGCACTTCAGTTGATTACACCATCTATTAAAACGCTCCTCACCTATTACTATTGCCGCTATTGTTATTATTATCAGTGGTATCATTATTGCCCAGAACATTGTGTACTCCTTAAGGGCCGAAGCCCAGTTAATTAGAACATTGCAAAATCTAAATCGTTAACATCCACATCAGCTTCCTTCACTTCCTCACTAGCCGTGTAATTACTAAGTAGTCGATTCTGCTGCTTGAGTGTCATTACTACTTTGCCGGAAGCTACCAGCGTACCTTTAGCGGCTTTGTGTGATTCCTTAAGTGCTTCACTGCGGCCTTCTACTTTAGCTCTTAAGTTAGCGCTTCTCATTATTTCTTTCTTCATCTTACTTACTCCGTTGGTTGTGTAGATATCTTACTATGGTTTTTGGGAGTAGTCAAGGGATAATGAATAAATTTTGTATATTTTTTTAAATGCATCTTGCATGCTTTTGTTTTATGCACTATACTTAGTTATCTGTTAATTAAACAAAGGAGCCATACAGATGGAAAAGAAGATAGTATACAAGACAATTAGAATTACGGAAGCTGTTCATGATAAACTAATTAAACAAGTCAAAGCCAGTAAGGCTAAGCTATCAAGAAATGTCACAGCTAGTGAATGTATTGGTGAAATGATTAAAGTATACAAGAAACTAAAATGAATAAGCGACAGGAAATTAAATCACTAAAATTAGAAAATAAGTGGCTATTGAAACAGAATAGAGAACTTATTAAGGAGATGTTCAAAGATGGCAAGACCAAAAAGAAATAATGCTGACTACTTCTCTCATGACACAGGGATGAGGAATGATCCAAAGATAAAAGCCTTGAGAAATAAGTTCGGCTGTACTGGTTATTCTGTGTATTGCATGATGTTGGAAGTACTAACAGGGTCTGATTTCTTTAAAAGAAAGATAGATGACATAGAAATTGAGATTTTAAGCGCTGACTTCGGTATTGAGGCTGACTTATTCTCTGAAATTCTACAGTATATGCTGAGGCTAAGACTCTTACAATCTGGAGATAACTGCGAGTTTCTGTCACAGAAATTAACAGATAGGCTACAACCTGTCATAGATAAACGCAGTAACTCCCGCAAGAAGGTGGTTTCTGTCACAGAAAGTACACAAAGTAAAGTAAAGGAAAGTAAAGTAAAGAAAAGTAAAGATAATAAAACTAAAGAACAAAACGAAAAGCTTGAGATTGATTTTGAAATATTCTGGAATGACTACCCTAAGAAAAAGGAGAAACAGAAAGCAAAAGCTACATTATCAAAATACATCAAACTTGGTGTAGGAATAGAAAAGATATGTGAAGCCATGAATAAAGATGAGGCGCTAAGAAATGAATACCAGTTTATTCCATATCCTTCAACATGGTTAAATAAAACACCTTGGCTGGATGAGGAGTTTAAGCCAATGAAGGATAAAGAGATGAGTAAAGAGGAGAGACAAGCAGAATGGGCAAGGAAACACACATGAAGGATTATAGAGATTATGGGATTGATGTAGAGGGAAAGGTATCAGGCGAAGTGCAAACAACCTGTCCAGAGTGTTCAGCTGGTAGGAAAAAGAGCAGTGACCGCTGTTTATCAATTAACCTAGATAAGGGAGTATGGCATTGCCATCACTGCAATTGGCAAGGTGGGCTTCAGTCAGATAAGCCCGTATATGGACAGAAAGCGCAGTACAAAGCAATTAAGCCTAAGGGGGTATATAAGAAGTCGTGCGAAGACTTAACAGAGCTTACAAGCGCTCAAATAGAGTTTTTCAATAAAAGAGGTATCAGTAAATACACACTGGATAGAATGTACGTGGGCAATGGTGCGCTATGGGTAGGACAAGATAAGCCGCTAGAAAACTTCATAGCTTTTCAGTACATCAAGAATAATATGCGGGTAAACACCAAGTATAGAAACAGTAAAAAGGAGATGCGGCAGGATAAGAACGGCGAAAAGTGTTTTTATAACTGGGATAGAATTAAGGACGCTAAAGATATTTTCATTACTGAAGGTGAGATGGATGCTCTAGCAATGTTTGAGTGTGGTTATGAGTCAGTAACAAGTGTTCCAGACGGCGCGCCAGCTCCAAGCAATAACGACTTAAGCAATAAGTTTTCATTCCTCACTGATGAGTTCTTTGAGATATGCGACAAGGCTGATAGAATATTCTTAATGACTGATAAAGACATTAACGGTGTATTCTTAGAGAGTGAGCTAAGACGCCGGATTGATATTGAATATAGCAAGTGCCATCAAGTTATCTATCCTGATGATTGCAAGGATATCAATGACGTACTGGTTAAGTATGGAGAGGATGAAGTAAACAATGTAATCAATAACTCTAAGCCCTATCCGGTGGACGGCGTTAAAACATTCGGTGATTACAGAGAGGACATATTAAACTATTATCATAACGGGGTAGAAGAGGGCACAAGTACAGGTTGGCCGATGCTTGATGATCACTACACACTTCATGAGGGCCGCTTAAACATCTTAACAGGTATACCCAACAGCGGTAAGTCAGAGTGGCTTGATGCGATGATAGTCAATACAATTGTTAATCATGCTTGGCACTGGGCGGTCTTCTCTCCTGAGAATATGCCCGCTGAATTACACTTTCAAAAATACGCAGAGAAGATCACCGGTCAATCAATGATGCACGGCCATGATAGAATGTCAGAGAGTGATGTTGAATTAGCTATTGAGGCAGTTGATAGAGCAATTGACTTAATTATACCTGATGAGGATAGCCGGACACTTGACTGCATCTTTAAAGCAATACTTGAGTCAGTGCGCCGGAAAGGTATTAGAGGTTTTGTTATCGATCCTTGGAATGAGATTGACCACAAGTTTAATGGTAAAACCGAAACTGATTATATATCTGAAACGCTTGGAGTAATCCGACGGTTTGCACGTAAGCATAAATTATCAGCTTGGATTGTAGCTCACCCTCAGAAGTTACAGCGAGATAAAAGCGGCCAGTATCCTATCCCTAGCCTATATGATATATCCGGCGGCGCTCATTGGAATAATAAAGCCGATAACGGTGTGGTAGTATGGCGCAACTTTACAGAGAATGCAGAGGACTCATACACAGAGATATACATTAAAAAGGTGAGGTTTAAAACGGATGGTAAAATAGGAAGTGTGAAGTTTAGATGGAACTATAAGAACGGCCGATATACACAGATGATAAACGCAGATAATACGGCTGATGAACAAGAGGAGGAGTATTATAAGTCGAAATACTAAACATCAGAAAGAAGTACAGCAAGGTAGTTAAGAAATTTAGCGAATAAAAGTATACAGTACTTGAAAATGTACGTACAGCATAATATAATAATTGTGTAATTAAACAAGGAGTAGAAGATGAATAACAAAAACAGCGAGGTGCAGGGATGAAAAACGACTACCAATCAAAAGACGTATGGCTAAATAAAAAAGATGATATTCCAGTGATGCTTGCCGAGGGTGTAACGGGCGATTTATTAATGATTACTCCAAGTCTTGATAGCTGGCGGTTAGTGGAGAAATCAGGGAGGCTAATAACCAACCCTGAAGAGTTTGAGTTGATATATCGGGAAGGTATTGGGGCGATAAAAAACAGCGAGGTGCAGGGATGAATATTACAGACAAGCTGATTACAGCGAATATAAAAATCAAAGAACTTCAAGCAGATATTGCTCACACAAACGAAGTCCACATCAATGATATTCGGGAGCTTCAGGCCAAAGTTGACCGGCTGGAGAATGGAATAATTCTCGCCATATCATCAATTGAAAAACACATGCACCCAAATAGAGGCGGCGCAAAATGCTGGGGTTGCATGTCATTATATGGCTACGCTCACCAAAATTACTGCATGGCAGTGAGTATTGTTGAGAGGCTTAAGAGCCTTGCACAGTGCAAGGATGAGCAAGGAGGTGAATCATGTTAGTCACCCAAGCCAAAATCCAGAAAATTGAAATCACTGAAGTCAAGCGGCTGGATAGAATCGGCGTTTTTATCGAGGACATCGAACCTGGTGAAGGCCGGATCACAATTGAGGTCTATGGCCGGAGCTGGACAAGCTATTGGCCTGCAATGAGTGGCAGATTAGTTTCAAAATTCTTCATGGAAACATCAAATGATTATCTGATTGGCTGCTTGTCAAATGTGTCTGAGTATGTGATTGATGAAGACGAATTAATCAAGATGATTCAAAAAGAGATTATTGGCCAGCGCCGGCATGGAGCGATAAGCGAAGGCGAGGCCCGTGAGTTATTTGATGATGTGGCCTGCTCCGAGGTTATTGAGTGGATTAATCAGCCTGGAGCCTGTGAGCAGTTCTTTGAGTGTGAGATATGGGAGGTAACTTTTCCACAAAAAATAAATCATGAATATGAATATCATTCGCGAATCGTTGACGCAGTTAAGGCGGCGTTGAAAGAAGTTGAAAAAGATCAGGTTATTGAGGGTCAATTGTGCAAGGATGAACAAGGAGGTGCAGGGTGAGAGAGATTAAGTTTAGAGCGTGGGATAAAGAAACCAAAGAATATGTTGCGGTTGGCTTTCATGTCATTGGTGAGGTGACAATGTTTGATTGCATTGATGAATATGGTGCCGCGAATAATCCAAAAAATAAGAGCTCATTAGAACGATATAATGATTTTCTTCTTGAGCAATTCACCGGCCTGAAGGATAAAAACGGGGTGGAGATTTATGAGGGGGATATTATAAAAAATAAATCAGGAAAAATAGTACGGATTGTTTTTTGGGAAGGCTCCTTCTGTATTGATGACCCATATCGGCCATTGGTGTCTGAGTCATCAATGATATTTCTGAACCCATGCAAATTCTGGGAAATCATCGGCAATATTCACGAAAACCCTGAGTTATTGGAGAAGTAAAATGTACACGACATACACCATGAAAAGCGGCAACACGAAAATACAGAGCGACACAAGACGGAATAAGTACGCTATATGGAGTCATAAAGAGCAACGGTTTATATATAACAACGGGGTTTTTCGTCCAGTGCTTGAGCAGGCAAGGAGAGAATTGTGTCGGAGGATATAAAGAAGTGTGACTATAAAGACCTGAGATATATCGGCATGAGGTGGCTGTGTAGATGTTGTTCATGTAATGAGCTGTTTCTTGGGATCAAGAGCGATTTTATTTGCTCATGCTGCGAGAGTAAACCAGAAATAAAAAACGGAGACGAGTAGACATGGAAAAGGAATTAGAATCAGAGATCATCAGGGCCGACGAGGGTGTTAACTCAGAGGTTAATTATAACTTGGAGCCGCCTAGGCCAGAGACAACTAGCCAGTTTTGGCGCTCTAAGGAAATAGCAAGAAGAAGAAAGTGTAATGGACTTATTGATTTGGAGTATTTTACAAGATGAGTAATAAAAAAACAGCACAGAACGGCAAAGGTAGCAAGCCTAGGCCAATAAACAAGAAGGAGTTCGACAAGTCGTTTGATAGGATCTGGCCAGATAAGAAGAAGCGTAACAAGGAGAAGTGAATGATAGAGTTTACAATACTGGGTCAGCCGCCAAGCAAATCTAATTGCTACGGTGTACGCAGGATCGGCAATAGGGCAGGGATGTACAAGAAGAAGCCGATAAAGGAGTATGAAAAGTCTTTTATAGATCAGGTTCCAGCGAAGTACAAGGGGCTTAATATAGAGTATGAGATGAGTGTTGAGTTACATTGTTACTACGACTCTAGGCGGCCGGATATCGATAACAGCGCCAAGGTAATACTTGACTGCTTACAGACCGCTAATGTGATTAAGAACGATAATAAGGTATACAAGCTACTTATGACTAAGAACGTGCTTAAGAACATCGGTAGTAAGGTGGATATAAAAATAAGCCGATGTAATCTAAGTACATAACCACCAACTTTAGCCGCTGGGAAAGATTCTCGGCGGCTTTTTTGTGCTTGTATACTTTTTTTGTTCACTTTTTTTAATAAGCTACTTGATTATGTACGTACAAGAGATTACTATTAAGTATTGAAACTAACGAACCAACGGAGTAAGTAAGATGATTAAAGAAAATAGATTATACAGAAGAAAGAGGAATGGGATAATTTGTAAAATATATCGCATTCATAAAGGAATTGTCTACGGCACATTCATGAGAGATGATCTTATCGAATTTGATTCTTTTAACTGCTCTTTAAATGACTTCACAAAAGCAGTTTATAAGAAACCACTAAAGGTTACTAATACTGTAAAGAATGTAATAGAACAGGATAAACCAAGTTATGTCTTTTATACTAAGGCGGTCGTTTGTTGCAAGATATCAACGGGGGAACTCACTATCTCAGTGAGGAGCTTAAATAGTGACAGTGCGTATAACTCAATGGGGCGTATGCAATCAGAATTAAAGGCTATGGGTTACGAAGATAGGTATAAGTTTTTAATATCTGACTTACATCACGAATTAGCATAGTAATCAAAGCCCCTTTGGGGGCAACAATTAAACCAACGGAGTAAGTAAGATGAGTAAATCAAGGGCAATAACCACAGCTCAGCACACAGCTGAGCTTCATAGAAAGCGGCAGGAGTTCGCCGCTAGTTTAATGATAGTAGAGAAAACAAGGAGTAAGAGATGATATTTAATTTCACAGAGCGCAAGAAGTGCATAGAGTTTGCTGACTACATGCCAACAATTGCGGACGTTATGACGATAATTCTGGAGTGTGGCGAGAAGTTTTTAGTCAAGGTCAAGGAGACTGAGATAGTTTTTGATCGGCAGGATTGGGAGAATGTTGAGTGTGTGGCAATTACATTTTGCGGCGAAGTTTGTAAGGAGGTGGTGAGGTGACTAACATTAACGACAATCAAGAACGTTATGAAGGTAGCTTCGGAGAAGCGGTAGAGAAGGCTGTGTCATGCGAAGAGTTTAAGCAGTTTATTTACCCGCTGACTATTAAAGACGCCGCTAAGTTATTCGATAAGTCGGTTGTTTATCTCAAGAAGATCTCATCAGGTGAACGGTCGTTTAGTGACTTCGGCAAGACCAAGCAAGATGTGCTAAGCTTCCTCAAGACATCGCCAGACGCGGCAAAGTCGAGACAGCAGTTTAGGAATCAAGTGAGCTACAAGGAGTATGTTAGACTGATGGGGTTGGAGAAATATAAGTGTGTCTGCTGCTGTTATCCAGCGGCGCAAAAGATCTACAGCGTGCCACTGTGTGAAGGGTGCGTGAGTAAAGCGAAGAACCGTGTAATAGTGAAGAAGAAAAAAACAAGGAGTAAGAGAAGATGAGTGATGATAAAAATAACACCGGAGTCAGTAACACCGGAAACAGTAACACCGGAGACAGTAACACCGGAGTCAGTAACACCGGAAACAGTAACACCGGAGTCAGTAACACCGGATACAGTAACACCGGAGTCAGTAACACCGGAAACAGTAACACCGGAGTCAGTAACACCGGATACAGTAACACCGGAGACAGGAACACCGGAGTCAGTAACACCGGAGACTGGAACACCGGAGTCAGTAACACCGGATACAGTAACACCGGAGACAGGAACACCGGAGTCAGTAACACCGGAGACTGGAACACCGGAGACAGGAACACCGGAGACTGGAACACCGGAGACTGGAACACCGGATACTGGAACATGTGTAATAAAGAGACAGGTTTCTTTAATACTGAGCAGGCTAAAACTATAAGGGCATTTAATAAAGATTGTGATTTAGAGTTATGGGAAGGCTTTGATAAACCTAGTTTTTTATACTTCAGATTAACTCAGTGGATTCCAGAGTCAGAAATGAGTGATCAGGAAAAATGTGATTTTGCCTCTTATAAAACTACTGGCGGATATCTTAAGAGATATGAGTATAAAGATGCGTTTCGGGCTTCGTATGAAGAAGCAAGTGACGAAGATAAGGCGCTTTTATTGGCTCTACCTAATTTTGACGCTGCTGTATTTTTTGAGATAAGCGGGATTGATGTTAATGAGATTAGCAAGAAAGATAAAGAGATTGCGGTATTGGAGGAGCAAGTTAAGGAAATGATGAAGAAAATTGAGGAGTTAAAAAAATGAATCCAACTGAATATATCATGAAGAGTGCAAGGACAGACGGCGACAAAGAGCATTATAAAGAGGTGGCTGAGCGAGCTTTTGCTTGTGCTGAGTTAGTGCATTATACCGATGGCCTAGTAACTGAATCAGGAGAGATTAAAGATATGATGAAAAAGCATATTGCTTACGGAGCGGAGCTTGATTTTGTCAATCTTCGTGAGGAGATAGGTGATTTATTTTGGTATATAGCTAGGATATGTGATTTGCAAAATTGGACATTCGAGGAGATAATGGATATAAATATAAATAAGTTGCAGGCGAGGTATCCGGAGAAGTTCACTCTTGATAGTGCAGTTAATAGAGATTTGGAAAATGAGCGCAAAATACTTGAAGGTTGTAGGCATGAAAACTAAAAAAGATCTTGAGAATGATTTGAGGATATGGTTGTCATTTATGGAGAATGGTAAATTATCACAGCGGTTTAGGGAGTATGCCGCTGGTAAGGTTAATGAGATAGAGGTTATTTTACTTGACTGATCAATTATAGAGTGTATTTTAAAGATAAGGTTTCCACATCCAACTCCTTTGTGGTCATCTTATCTACTCCCTAGCCCCGACCTAGACTCCTCGCAGGTTTTGCCCTTCCTGCATCTAGGCGGGGTTTTTTTGTGCCGTTACAATAGTCCATATCAATTATAATCATTATTCTATTAGGTCTGCTGATATCTCTATAACTAACGGAGATATATATGAGACGAAATAATTTTACATTGATGGAAATGGTAGCAGTTATCGCTGTTACATCATTCCTATTGGTAATGACGATTAACGTAATGAAGACAGATCCAAGTAAAGCGCAGTTATCTAGATTAGGTGGTGCTTGCCAGTTCTCATCTGCTAAGGCCGCCAAAGAGCGCAAGAATGTCATTGTCGAATTTGACGGTGTTGACTTCATAGCGTCATATGTTAACGACTCAGGAGTGAAGACCGTAATAAAGCAGTTCACTATTAACGGCAAAGTCGAAGCTAAGATGGAGAAGGACGGCAATGTAATAACATCTTATAGCGTTACTCCACAGGGCACTATAGGCGGTGGCGGAGCTGGTGTGATATTCAAGGTTAGGAAGATAGGCGATACACAAGCATTGTTCTTCACCGTTAACGGGTTTACATCCAGAGTATTCTATTACGATACTAACGGTGATGAGATAACATCATGGTAAGGTTTTTTAACTGCTTGGTTGATGATGCTCATTGGATTGTGTATCCATGCGGACAGTCGGTTATATTCTACGGGTTGTGTACCGAGGGTTTTCCTGTTAAGACTACATTGGACGCCTTGCTGAGGGAGGAATATCATGGTACTGTAGAGGAGGTAACTCCAGAAAGCGACGGTTTTCTGAGTTGAATCGTTAGTTCCTCCGTTAGGTCCGCTCATCGTCGTGAGCGGACTTTTTTTTATCCATACAACAAATTTCATATACAAAATAACTTTTTACTATTGTATAAGCTTGGTGTTAGTCGTACCTATCTTGAGTTAATAACTGCAAATCGTAAATAAAAGGACGATACACAATGAGTGCGAACCCGCTAAGTAAGGATTTTAGTAATAATACTAAAGGCCTATCCTCCCCTGCTTCAAGGCATCAATTAGTGCCATCAAGCACACAAATATTATGGTCTACATCATCACCAGCTCCAAGAGCTATACGATGTGATGCATCTGGTGTAGTATCACTTAAAGACGCCAATGGTATATCTGTGCAATATAATGTTTTGCACTCTGAAGTATTGCCTGTTGAGAGCTTTACAGAGTTAGAATTAAGCACAAATATCGCCGTTCAGTTATGGTGGTAGTATGCTAAGTATTAATAGAATATCACTTAAAATAAAGACTACATTTTCAGCTATACGATCAACGTTCTCATTATGGCTTGATGATGGTAGTGGCGCAATAAATAACCCTTGGAACGATTCGGACACTTGGAGCGAATAACATGGCACAAACTACATATAATGATGGTGACCCACTTAGTACAGTTAGAGCTGTAATAAACGGCAACGCCAATGATGCTCAGAGTAAATTAGTTGATCAGGTGGCTATTAATACATTGGCCGATTTATCTAGTTTTTTGGTATCTGGTACTTATGAGCTGCCTTCTGGAACTTATTATTTTAACGCTCCTGTTGATTTTGGAACGGCTGATATACTTCTAACTGATTTAGACGGATGTTATGATATTCGCACAAGTTGCATAGCTCAGCTTGATTACTCAGGAGTTACCCCTTTTATTGCTTCCGGTAACACTGGGCAAGTTATTACATTTGCACCTTATCGAGTATCAACGCCTAATGCACTTGTTTTTGATGGTGATGGATTTGTTGGCAATAGTTTTATTAGTGACTTTGGTATATTTGTTGGTTGTAAAGAGATGGTCAGACTGACAGGGTGGTCGTTTTTTACTGTTGATGCTTTTGCAGGTGTTGCCTGTGAGAAGGGTGTAACTCTAACTGATGTTGCTAATATTAACCTCGCTAAGCCGCAGTGGAATCTAAGCTTATCTAATGGTGAAGCTTTTATTAATCTTATTGGTGCATCATCTGGACAGATGATAGCCGGAGATATAAATTCACAGCCGTCTTCAAGTGACTTCTTTTTTAATTTTGATGCTACATGGGGAGGTCATGCCTCTATTGTTGGCGGCGCTCATCAGACGGGCGGCGGTCTATTCTTTAAGGGTTCGAGGAATCAAGAAGATGTAGATATTGAGGTCCTAGGAGTTACAGAAGTGCCTAACTCTCAAGCCAAGGTCAAGGGTTATATTGCCGAGGGTGACGAAGCATTGACGACTATAGTAACTCAGGATGTGCCTGTGGTTGTCGCTGGAACTTGGACTAATACAATTAACAAGAGGTTTAGTTTCGATGCCGCCGGAAAAATAACTTATCTAGGCCATGAAACTTTAGTATTTCCTATTACTGCTAAGTTACAAGCCACGCCAGCGAGTGGCAGTAATAGAGAGTATGAATTTCATTTCAGAGTCAACGGAACTACTATTGATCCGGCCTCAAGGGATGTAATTAGAGCCGACGCAGGGAACCCCGCTAAAGTGATTATTATAACTGAGCTTGAATTGAACGAGAACGATTATGTGGAGATAGTTGTAGCTTCTACAAGCTCGACTGTTAATGTAACAGGTGAAGCGGCAACAGTTATCATCTAAAGTCAACACCCGACAAGGAGGCCCACTGTAAAATGTGGGTCTTTTTTTGTGTCCGCGCTTGATTATGTACGTACAATAGATTAATATAAAGATACCAGCCGCTGATGAGCTGTTAACCGCTAACCGGAGTTTAGCACATGATTAACCTTATCCTCTCAAACACAAAATCCTTCATCGTTAAGGAATTCTCTGGTACTGTTTTTGATTTACGGTCTGACCTATCCGAAAATGATTTTATTGCAGAGATAGAAGAGTTAGGCTTTAAGAGACGTGTGATTCCTTTTCTTTCAGTTAAGCAGGAAGGGGGACCAACTAATAGATGGTATAATGATTCCTTTCAGTGTGTTACGATATATGCTGGCGGTCTATATGGGTTGAGTATAGATGAGTACCAATCTTAGAAATATCTTCAAGGGCTTAGGTGTAAAACCTGAGCCCGCATTCAAGACAAGGAAGGAGTATCTTGAGTGGGTAAAAGACTGGCAAGAAACAATGATTAAAAAACAAAAGGAGTATAAGAAAAATGGTTATCATAATTGAAAAAACAGAAATGAAAGCAAAATCACTGCAATTTGAGGCAAAGGCATATAGTGGAGATGAATGTATAATGTCAGTGTATGGTGTAACTCCGGCATCAGCAGAGAATAAATTGAGGGTTTTTCTTGATGTACTTCATGATGAAATTAGTGAGCTTTTATACCCCAAGGCTTCCGATATAGCATTAACTACTAGGCTAGAGGATATGATAGCTGATGGTGCAGACTTTGATTATAACGATGACGAAATCTTAGTAAGTAATGAATTGGTAGAGGAGATTATAAAGGCTGTTAGGGTTCAGTTTAAGAAGAGGTTAAATACAAGGAGTAGAAAAAAATGAGTGACGATATTAGGGTTTATTGGGATGAGGAAATGGAGGTTTATTCAATAGTTATAAATGACACTGTTGTCCATGCGTTTGATGATGGGGATGACTCGCAATATAGCACTGGAATGTGTGAGTATGATTTAACTACAGAGGATATCCTCGTCTACGACTCAGCAGAAGACGCAGAGCATGACGAGTGGGAGTTCTCGATTATTGATGAGAATCTGGTGATACCGAATTTAGCAGAACTTGAGAAGCTGGATGGAAGGTCCGATAGTCTTGTTAGGCAAGTATTTTCAGATTATGAATCATGGTGTAATTTTTGGGTTGTGGCGGATATACAGAAATTATATCACGAGAAGAGGAAGGCATGAGTAATTTTATTGATACGAAGATTAATAAAAAGTACTATAGCGGTGAGATGCAAGATTGTGAGCTTATACATTATATGTACGCTAAAGGAAATAAATTACAGAAAGAAAACGAAGCGCTAAAAAAGGAGTTGGAAGAGATGAAAGCGAAGTATGGGGAAAAATAGTTAAGCACGATTGTTAAAAATGACAAGTTTGTGTTGAAATTGATATTTGACAAGATTGAAAAATGGGTGAAATATACACCTATGGAGCGGAGACGGAGGCCGAAGGCTCTCAAGCAACTCAGCAATCTTGCAATTTGCAATTTGCTTTTACTTTTACTTATACATAACACACTAAGTAACCACAGTAAGAAATCACCAACAGGACAAGGAGTAAGAGATGGTTAATATTCAAAGATATTTTTGCAGAGTTGACGATAAGGACTACATGGACATAATTAATGGTAAGGAAGGGGGATTCTTGGGGTTTGATGTTACTTCAGAATGTGATGACCCTGTTTTTATTGACATAGAGGATGTAAGAGCTCTGATTGCTCAATTGCAGGACTATGTGGAAAGTTATAAAAATATGAGGAGTAGAAAATGAGTATTGAAGATATATTAATCTTGGCTCAATTATATTTGACATCATCTATACTAGGCGTAGTCCTTGATATCACAATGTTTGGGCTTAAAGATGGTATAGCAAGCAATGGCTGGAAGTTTAGGGCCCTTATATTTCTAGCAGGACCTCTATCAGTAGGGCCCTTGCTAGCATTATTTATGATTAGGCTTATTGAAGGTGCTGGCCTAACATACTCGTTGCATGAGAAGTGGAAGAAAACTAAGAGTAACAAGGAGTAGGAAATGACACCAGACGAAGTGCAGAAGACTATTGAGGCTTTAGAGGCTGGTTATAGCGACACAGCGAAGATTAATGTCGATATGGGCAAGGTCGTGTTGGATCAGGAGAATAAGAGACTTGAGGCGGAGAATAAAGAGCTAAAACAAATCGGAATGAATATGAAATCATGGCTAATAAAAAAAGAATTATATAAAGACTTTATAAAAGATGTTTACGGGGTGGAGTTGCCAAAATCATTGAGTTTTGACAGCGAAGAATAAAGCGGTATATTAAAGGTAAATATAATTATGAGTGGACTTATTTTAACAGGGTATGAATCAGTAGTTTACTGCTTTATATGGGTGCTGTTTTTTACCGCTTATTATAAATTGATTATTAAACCATTTAATTGAGGTAAGTTATGGCACACGCAGGAGGTAGACCACCAGCATTTGAAAGTCCAGAAGAGTTACAGAAGTTAGTCGATGATTACTTTGAGAGTTTGAAGGTTTATAATGCAGAAGGTGACCATATAGATACTAGGCCAGCGCTTGTAACAGGTATAGCTTTACACCTTGGATTTTGCACACGACAAAGCTTTTATGACTATGAAAAGAAGCCAAAGTTTACTTACACTATAAAGAAAGCTAGGTTAAGAGTAGAGTCAAGTTATGAGAATCAGTTGTTCGGAAAGAGTACAGCAGGCGCTATATTTGGTCTTAAGAATGTAGGTGGATGGAGTGATAAGCAGGAGATAGAAAGCAAGGTGGAGGTTACTGGACAGCCGCTTATAAGCTTTAGTGATACGAGTAAGAAAGAAGATTCCTAAGCAGTTAGTCGCACTTTTGGGTTATGTAAGCTATGCTGTATAAAAACTAGGCTAAAAACCCAATAATTTAAAAGCAGATAAAAGACATTCCTTACTTTCGCAAGAAGTGGGGATTGGATAATAAAGGAGTAGGTATGGAGTATATAGTAATATTTTTTTACATCGTGGCGCTGGGGTTTTTACTAGAGCTTTATAATATGTGGGTGGAGGGGAAGAGAGTTGAGGCTGAGGTTAGGGAGTTAGCTAAGCATGTGCCGAAGACTCAAGATGAGCTTGATAGGTTTTTGGAGGGGAAGAGATGAGTGGTATAGATATTAATACTCTTATTTTGGATGCCGCTCATGATGCAGGTGTTGATTTTCTTTATTACGATAGAAAGCATGACGAAGATTTGATAGTAGGTGTTATAGAAAACTATATATCATCTGGAAGTATCAGTGTTGATGATATTGTGGCATCGTTCAGAAGAGCTATTGAGGAGGGTATTATATGATCTACCTAGCGATAATTTTACTTGTGGTGCTGTTAGTGGCGGGTAGTGGCAATTGATCCTCTCCAACAAATTTAAGCCATTCTTTGAGCTACTCTCAGACGATCCAGCGCTAGTAGAAAAACACAAAAACATCCGCTATGTCGTACTAGTCGGGGGCAGGGGCGGAGCCAAATCACACGCTCTTGGAACATGGGTAAACTCTGCATCATTCAAAGAGAAGTGGGGTGTCTATTTTACCAGATGGACTATGAAGAGTGCAGAGAAATCTATTATCCCACAGTTTAAAACTATCTGTGATATGCTGGGCAATACTCATAACTTTTCATTCAAGCAAACTCAGGTTATTAACAATACTTCTGGATGTGTTGTGGACTACTCAGGCATTAAACCACAAAGCAATCAATCAAGTGGTGATAGTAAGTCATTAGCCAATAAGAATGTGTTTATATGTGAAGAGGCAGAGGATATACAAAGCTTTGAATTATTCGATAAGACTGATAACTCTATCCGTACATTAGAGGCTAAGAACATCGTTATACTTTGCTTAAATCAAGGTTCTGTGCATCACTGGATATATAAAGAGTTTATAAAAGAGAAGCGTGATGACGTAATGACAATATCTATAACCTATTTAGACAATCTTAGGTATTTAGATGATGGTTTCATTAAGAAGGCAGAACGTGTAAAAGAGCGTGATTTAAGGCGTTATAATCATATCTACGGGACTACATGGAAGACTGATACAGACGGCGCTCTGTGGCGTGATGGCGATATATCTCCGTATCGGATTACTAAGGCTGAGTATGATGAATTAGAAGTTGAAGAAATTGTTGTCGGTTTTGATCCGTCAGTTACCGATGTCGATAAAGCAATGAAAGAACGCATGGCGCAAACAGGCAATGAGCCAGATGAGGACGGTATAGTCGTTGCGGCACGTTGCAAGGATGGACGTTATTATATTCTCGCCGATTACTCAATGCGGGGCACACGTACAGAGGTAGCAAAGAAAGTTATTTCGGCTTATCATCAATGGCAGGCTAACAGTATTGTTGTGGAGAAGAATAACGGCGGTGACTGGATACCGACAGTAATACGCGGAATAGATAAGAGTGTTTATGTTAAGACCGTTCATGCGTCACGCGGGAAAAAGACACGTGCGGAGCCTATTGTCGTTAAGTATGAAGATGGCGAAGTTTCTCACATTGGCTATAAATCAGAGCTTGAGTTAGAGATGACAAGCTGGATACCAGACGCCGGAATGCCTTCACCTAACCGTATTGACGCTATGGTTTGGGCTATTACAAAACTAATCAAAAAGCGTAAGATACAAGTGTTTTGACTTATCGCTATTTTTCTGCCTACTTGACAACTCAACTAAACATTGCAATATTAGTACATACGTATTTAATAACAAGGCATTGTAAATGTTCAAAACACTATTAAAGAAGCTCGGCTATGTGCCGGAAATGAAATCCGCGTTCTCTCCTGCGGCGGCTAGCACAGTCGTAACAATCGACCAATTCACATCAAACCTATTGTATAACGCTAATTATTCCACCCTTGCTAGAGAGGGATATATCGAGAATGTTATAGCGAATAGATGTATACGCCATACAGCGGAATGCATTGCTAATATAGACTTTGATGTACTTATAGACGGCGAGAGTATTTATGATAGATCTGACCGAGTAGCCGAATCTTTTAGGGATCTTATAAAAAACCCATACGTTGACTATAACTGGAAGTTCTTTGTAAAGTCTGTGCAATCACATAGGCCTATTGCCGGACGTGCTTATATATACCCAGAACTTGACAATGTGGGTGGATTGCCTAGTAGCATAGAGTTTTTCCGGCCTGATCGTGTCAGTATTATCAACTCACAAGATGAAAGAGTGTACCAGTATCAGTATAACCGCGGCTCTGATCGTAGAGTATTTGGCCGTGATGAGGATGGATACTTTGATCTTATTGACTGGCGAGCATTTAACCCCGTGTCTGATACATGCGGCTTAAGTTCTATTGTACCAGCAGGCTTATCTATTGACTCGCACACTGAAGCAAATAAATATAATAAGCAGATAGTGAGCAATGGCGCTAAGCCTTCTGGTATGATTAGTATACAGAATGATGAGAATAGCGGCCACTTGGACGAGTCGCAAATCAAGGACTTGCAGGACAGGATAAAGCAAAAACTACAGTCTGATAATGGCGGCATAATGTTTATGAACGCTAATGCTAAGTTTGAGCCAATTAATTTTAGTAATGCAGAAATGGACTGGCTTAACGGCATCAAAGCGAATGCTATTGCTATTTGTAACGCCCTTGACTACCCGCCGCATTTATTAGGCCTTGAATCTACTACATTTAATAATGCCGCCGAAGCTAAGCTGGAGCTATACGAAAACTCAGCTATTCCAAAAGCCGAAGAGATGTACGATACACTCAGTGCTTTTTATTCACGTAAGCTTGGTATGGATATTGAGTTTAAAATTAATGTTAAGAATATCGTAGCGCTAGCACCAAGATTTAAGGAGATGGCTGAGCAAGCTAGAGAAAACTTTAAATCAGGATTAATCACTCAGAATGAAGGTCGTGACTTAATAGGATATGAGGAAACGCCACTAGGCGATGATATCTTTGTTGACCAGAATAACCAACCGATGAACCAGCCGCTCGAGGGATAATGCCTAGACCAACCAACGAGCAGGCAGATAGAGCTTTTGAATCTAATCTAAGGCGCCAAGAGTCGATACTTGAGCGCCAACTCAATCAGAACTTTAACCAGCTCTCAAAAGATATACAGCGACTAATGGAGTCGTTTGATATTGCAGGGGCAGAGTCTGCTGTATCCCTTAATGATATCGTATTACAGCAAATCTTGCTTGATGCGTATGAACGTGGCAATCGTCAAGGATCACGAATGGCCGCACGTGATCTAGAAGAGGACGAGAGCTTGGTAGAAGAGGCCGCATTGCTGGCTTTGTTGCTTTGGCGGTCAAGCACTGCTGATAGAGTATCGAAGGAGATTAACCGGACAACGAGGAAGGTGTTCGATAAGATACTAGACCGGACTAGAAGCGATCTAACTATACGAGACGCGGCAGGACAGATATTGAGCAGTCCGACCAATGAGGAGTTATCCAAGGAAGTAGCAAAGCGAACTAAGGCCGAAAATAAGCGGCGTAGTGGAACTATAGCAACTACCGAGTCTCAGCGTGGAACTCAGGAGGGGGCTAATCAAGCAGGTATTGAAGTACAGCAGAAAGTCCAGAAAACATGGCGCTCTCAGGGCGATCGACGTGTAAGGCCTACGCATAGAGCGGCTAATGGGCAGACTGTGGCGATGGATGAGGTATTTAGTGTTGGTAGGGGGAAAGGAAGATTCCCCACTGACAGTATGTTGCCTAGTGAGGAAGCTGTGGGTTGTAGGTGTTATTTAAGACTTAAAAAAGTTCCTCTTTAGCCGCCACACCCATATTCACCATGAAGATTATTTGAAGCCTCGACATATACTTTATGTGCCTCCTTGGGGCATGTGAAGTAACCGAGGAATATAACTTTCTTATCAATGCCAATCCTTGCCATATATTTTCCTGCTTTCTTATCCCAACTCACCCCCTTATATCCAGATTTGCTTTTTCTATTAATCCTACGATTCATTTGATTTTGTGATTTGGTAACAGTTCTTAGATTCTCTCTTCTGTTATCAAGTGAATTCCTATTTATATGGTCAACAAATTTATCTGGGTGATTCATTATAACTCTATGCATGGCATGTGATGTCCTCTTATCCTCTAATTGGATATTTCTCACAGCGTAGTATGACTTTGTGCATTTTGACCACCTAGCATACCATTTGAATTGATTTAACTCATCATACATATCATCACTAACTATAGCGAACTGCCCTTGCGTTAACGGAATTAACTTACTCATAATATTGCCTCAATAAAAAACCCGCCTACTTAGAAGTTCGAACGTGCCCGATACAAGGCACCAACTAAGAGCGGGTAAAGTTTGTCTATTGTTTAAAGCGGTTCGAAACGCCTATAATAATATACACTAAGTTTGCTATTTCTCAACTAAATAATCTTAACTAAATATTCTCCTAAGTCTCTATATAATTGCATTAACTCATCGCGATCAAGAATAACTTCAGATAATGGCCCAGATTCACAATTTACAGCTTCGACTCTTAGCCCATGTTTGTTATTAAAATCAACGCTTAGATAATCCTCTTTGTTTTGAGAGCACTCATAAACTCCATACCTCTTCATTTCTCCACCCTGACCAAGTCTTTCCCGCAACCTATCCCGCATGAATAAAAGACCTGCTGGGGAATATAAAACCCAACTTCTCTAATGCCCATAATGACAGCATGGCTATCTATTTTGTACTCCTTGAATTTAGCGGCTTCATTATCCCAGTTAATTTTATTTGTCTCTTTGGCCCTTTCATTGATATCACACATAACGCAATCACTCATTCCTCAACCTCCTTATCCTTCTTCTCTTCTTTTAAATCCAGCTCAATGCCAGCCTTATCTATAATATCTTGATGCATCTCAGTGACGCAATAGTTTGTAATACAGCATGATCCTAGAGCAATCACAATGACTGAACCAATCACAGGATTCATATCTACTATATCAGTTAGAATTAAGCCAAAAAACAACACTCCCAAAACTACAAGAAATATCCCAACAAATAATAAACTCATTTCTCCACCCTAACCAAATCTTTCCCTAAAACCTGATGGAACACTTTAGCAGCCTGTATACTAAACTCTGCTAATCCTCCTAGGTTATTGTTAATTATAACAATACCAGCCTCATTAATTGATCCATTGTTATTTAACGCATCATTAGATCCAAGTAGCTCTCTTATCTGACTAAAGCAGTCTGAGCTATTCTCCACATATATCTTCTCCGCTGTCTCTCTTATCTTCGCGTCCATCACTTCACCTCCACAAGTTTATATCTCTTTCCGTTCATCTCGATAATCATCGGCTTATCTTTGCTATCAAGCCTGCGTTGTACTTCTTTTTCATAGTCTTCTCGGTAATAGTCAGACGCTTCAAAGTAGTCATCCACCCATTTGGCGGCACCAACGCCAGTGGCATAGGCATTTGTGGCATGAGCATAAGCAGCAGCATCCACATAAGCATCAGCAGCAGCATAAGCATTTTCCTCCATCTCTTCCTTAGTGTAGGAATCCTTATTCTTCAACCAGACCATGACCTTTAAAATATATTCATTCATTATTTACTCCAAAACTTTTCTATAAGAAACTCTATTATCTTATTCTTGTTATTTTCATCTACTTCATAATCGCCAAATATTCTAAAACGCTGACCGTAGTAATAATAGTATGAGTCTTTTAACTCTATTTCTTCTACTGATGATTCAAGCAGAGCACACATTCTAGGTGGCTTCCTCATAATCCTAATATGATATCTAGGGCAACTAGCATCAATACACTTCACTACTGGAATAATATATTTACTGAATATTAGCGCCTCATCTCTCCTTGGGTGCCTCAAATTAAACATCTACACCACCTCCCACGCAACACCGTCAAATATAACCTCGCAGTCGTCACTCTTCTGGATATTAACACTCTCCAGATAACAGAATACCGCCCGCATTACTTCCTCATCATCGTCGATATCAGGTTCTATATCAATGTGAGCCACATACTCTTCACCGGAAGTCTCGAGGCATATGAATACCTCTGTTTCTTTCTCCCATGTAACGTTTAGCGTTTGCATTACTTCACTCCTTTTTTATTTCTAATTATTCTTCGGCCCTCACTCAAGCTATTATCACATTCACCATTCATCTTCTCGCGGATAATTGCCGACACGCTAACACCTTGTTGATCAGCTAGTTTTTTCCATCTCCGCTTTTCATCCACATAACAGCGAACTTCGAATCGTTCCAGCTTGGCTTTGCTTTTGTTTTTATTCATTAAGTAACTCCAGTAGTTTAATTTCTAGTTTCTTTTTAAATTCTTTTTTCGCATCAGCACCATAAGCAGCATCAACAGCAGAAGAAGCAGCAGCAGAAGCAGCACCATAAGCACCATAAGCAGCAGCAACAGCAGAAGAAGCAGAAGAAGCAGCAGCATAAGAAGCAGCAGCATAAGAAGCAGCAGAAGCAGCACGTTTAAATTTAATTAACTCATCAATTTTTATTTCACCAGCAATGTATTTTTTGGTAGCCTCAATGCACTCCCTTACTCTTTTGTCATCAGGATATTTCTTTTCGTAAATACTTAGTGATGATTCAGCACAAAATAAAGCTATCTGCTGATATACTTTTTTACTGCACTCGGTCGTTGCCCTCAATGCCCAAATCGTGTCATCAATATCATTAGATTTAATAATATCTGATAGAGGGATTTTTTCATCACCACCGAAGTTCGAGCCGACGAATTTTAGAACCTTCTTAAATCCTAATTGACAGGCTGTTTCCTCTCTTAGTTTATTTATTGTTGTGTATAACATATCTACTCCTTTGTTTAATAAATACATATCAACTTTACTTGCTTGTACGTACATAATCAAGCCCCACTAAATAAAAATATCAACTTTCTTCATATTTCAGATATAAAACAATATTTCCAAATCCCTTGACTACTACGAAATTAACCGCTAATATTAATAAACACTTTATAGAGGTTAATTTTGTATGGAAAAGAAACAGTTCGAGTTAAAGCTTGATAATCTCGACGCCGAAACAGGCATGTTTGAGGGTATTGGCAATAAAACAGGGTTTAAAGATTTCGCTGACGATATCGTCGTAAAAGGTGCTTTCCAGAAAAGTATACAGCGCAAGATGCCGAAGCTTTTATGGCAACACAAGACTGATGAGCCTATTGGTATTTTTACTTCTGCCGTAGAGGATGGGGAAGGCTTAAAGGTTAAAGGCCAGTTACTTATCAATGATGTTCAGAGAGCTAGAGAAGCACATGCACTATTAAAGGCTGGAGCTATTGACGGCTTAAGTATTGGCTTTTCTATTCCCGCTGGTGGCTCAGAAATGAAGTCAGACGGCACAAGATTTATTAAAGAAGTTGATTTACACGAGGTGTCTATCGTTACTTTCCCCTGTAACTCAGCATCAACTATAAGCGCTGTTAAGTCTGTAGAAGATATGACAGAAAGAGAATTTGAGAAGTCACTACGGGACGTTGTGGGCTTATCTCAGAAGCAGGCCAAAGCTCTAATGAGTGGAGGTTTTGCGGCAATGAATCGGGATGATTCAGAGCAACCTAAAAGTAGTGACGCAAGTGATTTGCTTGCATATCTTAAAAATAAATAAGGATAAATTATGTCTGAACTAAAAGAAGTAAGAGACTTGATTGACGAGAAGTGCTATCTCAATGAAGAGTTTAAAGCGGCTCACGCTAAGAACACCAACGAAGTTAAAGAATCTATCGATAAGATGGGCGCACGCTTTGACGAGATTGAGGATTCAATCAACTCTTTCAAGAAACAGCAGAAGCAATCAAATATTGTTAAAGGTTTTAGCGAAGATGAGCAGAAGCGTAAGCAGTGTGCTGAATTCGTTAAAGGCCTGCGTGATATCGCCTGTAAGAAGATTGACCACTTTAAGACTGACGAAATGAAGTCTGTAATGGAAGTTAAAGACTACAACTCTGGCGATGATTCCGCTGGTGGTGTTTTCGTTATGCCTTTCCTCGACTCTGAACTTGGCAAGCTCCTTCGTGAGTTCTCCCCTATTCGTCAGATGGCTAGCGTTCTGAATATCTCTACTGATAAGTATGAGCAGATTGTTATGAATAAAGTCAACGGCGCTCTTTGGGAAAAAGACATGTCGGACTATTCTACTGGCACCAAGAACAATACATTTAATAAGCTTAATATGATGGTTCAAAATCTTCATGCTATCGCTATTTTCAGTGATGACTTGATCAATGATTCTGCTTTTGATATCGTTGGTGAAATCTTGACTGACATTGCCGAAGACATCGCAATTGCTGAAGGTCTTTCTTACTGGACTGGTAACGGCGTTGGCGAAATGACTGGTGTATTGACTGCTCCTAATGCCAACAATAGCTTTGATTCTATCGAGCGCATCACTTCAGCCGCTCCTACTGTTATCGGTACTGATGACATCCATGAGCTGGTTGGTGCTGTTATTGATCGTTACCTGCCTAACGCTCAGTTTAGAGCTAACCGCGCAGTAATTACTACCCTGCGTCAGCTTAAAGACTCCGAAGGCCGCCCACTGTGGGAGCCTTCACTGCAAGCTGCAACCCCTGCTCGACTGGCTGGTTATCCAATTAATCAAGCAACTGAGCTTGCTGCTACTCTTGCCACTGATGCTGAAGCTCTGGTTTTCGGTGATTTCCGTCAAGGCACTAAAGTTATTGATCGCATGGGAATGACTGTTCTTCGTGACAACCTTACACAGTACCCCAACATTGCTTATAAAGTTAAAAAGCGTGTTACTGGTGGTGTTGTTAAGGGTCAGGCCCTTAAAATCCTCAAACAAGCTTAATAGGAGATTTGTACAATGAGAAAAGATCTTATTTTTGGAACGTCCGTTGTTGAGTCACTGCCTACTACTGTTGTAGCTGGTGGCGGTGACAATGGTGTCGCTGTTGATACTAGCCTAAAGTATGCCGCAAAGCATATCTTGCATGTTGAAGCTGTTACTACTACTATCACAGTTAAGTTGCAGGAAAGTGACGCAAGCGGCAGCGGGTACACTGATGTCGCCGCTGATCAGATGATTGGTGGTGTTAACTTGGTTACTATCCTCGATACTGCTGATAACTCAGCTGCTCAGATTGCAGGTTTTAACCTTAAGAGATATCAGAGAGTCGTTACTGTTGCAGGTGCTGGCACTATTCACGCCGTAGCTGTACTTGCTGATAACCTCAGCTCTTAAGTTGCACTGACTTGATTCAGCCCCGTCATTAATTTGGCGGGGCTTTTTGGGTAAAAACTAATAAGGATTTATTATGGCTAAAGTCAAATTTTTAGAAGACTACAAATACTCAATAGACAAGGTTAATGTTACTGAGTCAAAGAAGGGTGATGTGTTAGATATCCCTAACGGCCTAGCTTCTCGGCTAGTCACTAAAGGCGTATGTACGCAGAATATGACCGCTGATAAAAAAGTATACAGCCCAGTCAAAGAGGCTGCCGTAGCTGATCCAGTAGAAGAAGTTAAAGAAGTAAAACCTAAACGCAAAAGACGCACTAAGAAAAAGGCTGAATAATGCGTAAAGAACTTACATTGGGTCCTGTTAATCCTGCTATCACTTTAGCGGCGGTTAAGGTTTACGGTTATGTCAAGAACGACTCTAGAGACGATGAACTAACAGCGCTTATACCAATAGCTATCAAATATGTTGAGGACGTTACTGGCAGAGCGTTAGTAGATCAAGAGTTTGATATCTGGTATGATCGGGATGAGTTTTGGCAGATGCTAGGCAATAACTTTGCCTATCTCTCAACTCTAAATGTAACCTCTATTGAGTCAATCACACTATACGCTATAGATGGCACGGCTACAGTAGTTGATGACACTACATACCGCCTTGCAGACAATAAGGCTAAGTTTGACCAGACTACACCTAGTGGAAGTACACGCAATTTAGACGCCGTTAAGATATCGGTTAAGGCTGGTTATGGCGCAGATGATACGACCACCCCAGAGCCTCTTAAGACTGCTATGTACGCAATGGTCATGCACTGGTATAGGTATAACGGCGATGTAAGCGACGGCACTTTAACACATATACCTGACACCGTAAAGTCGTGGCTTACTCCTTATAAGTCAACTATTAATTGGTTTAACTAATGGCTGTACATAAAAACTTTAACAAGATACCAAGCATATTAGAGAAGCTATCTAAAACTAATGGTACTCAATTTGTTGCTGTTTTTAGTGCCGATATGGTGAAAGAGATTGCTCGAGATACACCAGTAAAGACTGGCAGAGCAACAGCAAATTGGAAAGTTGGACTTAATAAAGAGCCGTCACCAAATGATGATACAGATAGGACTCCTGCCGCTTCCCCAACAGTTAAGAAGGCTGAGAAGGTTCTTAGTAATATGAAATTAGGCGACACTATATTTATAAAGAACTCTGTCAGGTCTGATGAGGAAGGCGGATATATAATAAAGCTAGAGCATGGCGCAAGTAGACAAGCACCAACCGGAATGTTTAGAAAGAATGTTGCTAAATGGAAAAGAATAGCTAAACGATCAGAGAAGAAAGTAGGTTTATAATGTCGGTTGATACCATAGAGAGAGTTAACGAATACTTTAAAGCTGCTGTTGCTGATGTCTTGCCTGTGTTCACTATTTATAAAAACGTCAATGAGAATTTACCAGAGTCATCGAGTGGACCCATGGTTAAGTTGTGGGTAGAGCCTGACTTTGATAGCCTTCTAACCGATGCCGACCAATATCAAGAGCATGGTATAGTTATAGCTCAGGTGTTTATTGAAGAGGGTGAAAGTTCATTATTGCTGCATAGTATTATGGACTCTATAAAAGTAGCTTTCAGAAGCAAGAAGCTAGTAGACCCTAGTAGTGATATATTTTTTTATGACGATATAGAGTTTTCTAACGGCGGAACAGTGCCAAGAGAGCAAGGCAATAGAGGAAGAGGAAGCACAAGAGAGTGGCGTAAATGGGATATGTTTATACCATACTCAAAATATCAGTGTGACTAAAATTACCTTGCCTAAGTCTTTAATAGGTGATAAAGTGTTAATAAAGTATAATTAAACAAAGAAGGAATATATATTATGTCAGCTGAAAAAGGATATGGCTCAATAACATTTGGGTCAGTTATTGTAGGTGTTTATAAGACAGAAGCAGGCGTTGAGTATGATGGTGCTGCATATGTAGAGCTTGAGTGTACAGTGGATACTGACACAGGCGGCAAGACTTGGCTTGCTGGTGACACTCCAGACTGGGGACAATTAAGAGCGACGGTATTTGTAACAACGGACTTAGATGCAATTGCTGGAACTACTGACACTCTAACTTGGACAATGCCAGATGGCGACACTAAATCAGGCTCAGCATTCTTAGTTCAGCCTCCTATTACTGCTGGTCAAAATGTTACAATGGAGTCGACACTAACTTTCCGTTGGACTGGCCCCGTAACTCACACTCCAGCACCATAATGGATTTTCTCTCACAATTTAAGAGTCGTGAAGTAGAGAAGATTAAACTTGAGACTTGCAAAGATATGCCCGTTGATGAAATTTATCTTCGTGGCTTATCTCGTTCTGATACCAGTGAGTTCAGAGAACTTGTATGGCTAAGACGTCAACGCAAGTCGAAAGTAGTTCTGTCTAGCCTATCAGGTGAGGAGCAATCACAAGATGAAATAAAAAGTATACTGAGTGACATACGTGACGAAGACCACTTAATTATAAAATGCTTATGTGATAGATCAGGGAAGTTGCTATTTGAGGACTCAGCAACTCTTAGAGCTAGTTTTTTAGATGCTGTGCCTAATGATGTTTGTAATGAGATTCTTTATCATATTGATAGGATGAATACCCTTAATGGTGATTGCCCTCAGAAGATCAGAGAAAAGCAAGAAGAAGAGCAAAAAAAAAACGTGACTGCTTCTTAGATAGCTATGAGGCTCAATACTGGTTTGATCTAGCAGAGATGCAAGGGCGGACAGTTTCAGAGGCTTTAGGCTGTGTGCCAATTGGAACACCCATGAGCAATAACGAATTTCAGTGGTGGGTAGCTAGGTCAAGATTAAAGCCACTACCTTCACAGCGCGAAGAATTGCATAATAGCCGCTCATTGTTTTTTAGTATGGGTAATTCCGGCGAGTCTACAAAACGCCCATTCAAACAGCCTAAGAATGCAATGATTGATTGGTTTAAAGTAAAAGACTCAGAAGATGAAGACTTTATGGCGTATGTCCAAAAAGTAGCAAAGGAACAGGAAGCCAATGGCTGAAATATTTGAATCCATAGTTTTAAAAGTAACAGCTGATACAGACGGCCTAGAGAAAGAGCTTGACGGTGCTGATAGCTCAATGACTAATTTAACAAAGTCCACCGCCGCCAGTGGTGCTGCTCTTGTTAAGTGGGCGGCGGTTGGCGCTGGCGCTGCTATTGCTGCCACTTCTTTACTGGTTAAGGGTCAAGCTGAAGCCGTTGGTGAAATGGATGCTTTTGCTAAAAAACTCAACATAAACACTCAAGACCTAATTGAGCTGACCGCTGTTGCTGCTCAGTTTGGGGCTACTGCTGAGGATGTTGGACAAGGTCTTAAAAATGTAAATGAAAGATTAGCAGATGCTGCTTTATTTAAAACTGGGGCGGCTTTTGATGCTATAAAAATACTTGGATTAGATCTAGAAAAGATTAATAAATTAGACGCTCATGAAAGATTCTTAGAGATAGCTGACGCCTTATCTAAGGTTGAGGACGCAAGTACTAGGACATTTTTGGCGCTTGAGCTTGGTGAAGAAGAGTTCTTTAAACTAGCTGAAGTTATTAATCTTGGTAAGGATGGCATTAAAGATGCCATGAAGGAGGCCCAAAAATTCACTGGTGTTCTTAGTGATCTTGATATTGAGAATATTAGAATGATGAATATAGAGGCGACAAAAACTGGCGTAGCATTCGATTCTATATTTAAGACTATTGCCGCTGATGTCGCGCCAGTAATGGCAGAGTTATTTAGTATTGCCTCAGATTTATTTGTATTATTCCGTGAAGAGGGATTGCCAGTATTAGAGAACTTTGGCAGTAAAATATTTAAGACTTTCCTAGACTTCGCTGAGTCTGTTTTACCCACCGTTATTACTACAGGTGGTGCAATGTTTGACATGTTTAAGATGGGTTTTGTTGGACTCC